TATCCTCCATCAAAAATCCGTGGAGGCGTTGAAAATTGGTGGTTCCGTAGTTTCATATTCAGTAAAACGTGAAGTTTCTAAGTTAAATTTTATCTTTCCAGCGTATCCAGTCTCACCTGAATAACGATTCTTAATGATTCTAAGAGTCGTAATGTCTCTCTCAGTTTCGGCTTGCTGGTCTCGTTCCAATGCAATGACTTGATCGCTAAGTTGAGCAATGCTATGAGACCCTCTGAGCTGACTGAGGGACACTCTTCCACCCTCTTCGTGCGTAGCCCTATCATTATTACTCCTTCTTAAATGTGATACTAAAAATAATGCTATACCAGTACGCTCTGTTAATGATCTTAACTTTGTCATAGTGGTATCTATCATACGTCGTTCATCTCCATCAAGACCACTTAATAATATACTAAGATGGTCTAGGAATATAATACGACACTCCAATCCACTGGCAAGGTATTCGATCCTATTGTAAATAACGTCTGGGTCAAAAGAGCCAAAGCCGTCAAACAAATAGAGATTCCAATTAGCAATACTGGATTTAAAAGCGGATTCGAGTTCTTGTTCATCATGTTCTCCTATGTGTAATGCCTTACCGAGAGCACATGACATTAAGCCGAGGGCTGTTCGTCTGTTAGATTCCTCAAGTGCCAAGTACCCAACCCTTTCTCCTTTGGATAATAGGTTAGTAGCAAGTTGACGGCAGAATGTAGATTTTCCTTGTCCAGATCCCGAAGTAACCGTAGTAAGCTCCTGGAATCTAATGCCGTGCAATTTATCTTGTAATCCTCTGAATGGGTAGTCATGATCCGCTGGTGGTGTAGGTGTAATTATCTCTTTGTATAGCGTCTTTCCCTCAACAATGCCATCAGGTCGCCATGGTTTAGCTTCCCAAATAGCCTTTCGTATCGCATCAGCATTGTTAGCCTGTAATGCCTCGGAAGGGTCTTTGTATTGTTCAAGTCGGGCAATCTTGACTTTGCCGACTGGAAGTATACTTGCCGCCTCTTCAGCCGCTTTCCTGCCAGGTTCGTCCCCATCAAAGAAGAGTACGATTTCTTCATACCCTTGAAAGAACGGTATTTGTTTCTGTAAATCCTTCTTTGCGGAAGCTGCTCCATGAGGCAAAGAGACCATCGGCCAACCTGACATAGCTTCATAACAACTTGCAGCATCTAGTTCACCTTCAGTAACAACAACACGTTTACCAGTATTAGGAAACAAATGCTGACCGAATAAGGTATCAGTGGAAATTCCTTCATATGTAAACTCTTTCTGTTTATTCTTTATTTTGAATCCGTTAAGAACTCCATCGCTTGTGTAATATGGAAAGCGTAGAGTAGCTCCGTCTCTGTAAATCCTGAAGAATTGGCAAGTCTTTTCAGACAATCCTCTTCTTCTGAGGGCTTCTGGTTCTCCTCTGTAAGTAACATTAGTGTTCATCCTTTTTGACTGTGAATTAAGATTTATACCCTCTGCGGGTGTGTATGTATGACAAGAAAAGCAATACTTGTGACCATCAGTATATACTGAATTAGCATCTGATGAGCCACAATTATCGCAAGGTTCATGTCTAATAAATTCGCTTAGATCAACCATTCGAGTGGAATGTCATGGAATGATGCCCAAGGGATGTCATGTTTCTCACACCATTGAGCATAAGTTGTCTTTGATTTCTTAGATATCTTATTATATGGTGATTGAAATACCATCCTTAAATCTATATAGGGATTGTCCTTCTTAACTGCAAGGATTTTTCGTCTATCAGCGGGATCCCAGTACCCTTTCGCTTCGAGATAGACGTGATTTGGTAGCATAAAATCGGGGCGATAATGATGCTGGATGGTATAAGGTATCTGAGTAGATTCATATTCATAAGATACACCTAATTGCTGAAGGAGAGTAGCAATTCTCTCCTCCAATTTTGAACGGAACTTAGGTTCCTTTTTATTTTTTAATTTATCATAGGCTTTTTGTGCCCAATCTAAATGATCTTTAGAAGTCGTCATCTTCTGTGGTGGTCAACCCAGGGGCTTCTGACACTTCACTTGCTTTGAAGCCTTTTGTTTCACCAAATAGATCTGCTACTTGTTCAGTAGATAAATCATCTGAGTTAACACCAGCTTCAGAGTTTAAAGCGACAACCTGTACACCTAATAACTTAAGAGAGCTACCATATGTAACACCATCCTTAAGTATATAAGGCTTCTGGAAGAAACCTAATTTAACTGTAGATCCTCCGTATAAAGGGGTCTTAGCATCTGTTACTGGACTACCTTCAGAGTCTACTACAGGAGGTTTTCTATCTTCACCCCATGAGAATTTAATTTTATATTTCCCATCAGCTACTTCTTCCCAAGGTGTTGGTTTTAATGTAGCTCTTTTAGGATTCTTAAGCTTTGATTCAGCCCACTTAAGGACTTCACCTCGCTCATTTTCTAGCTTATCAATAAGAGTATTATCGACAACAGCCGATAGAGAATAACCAAACTTACCAGGTTCTAGTACAGCTTGGAAGCCCTCTAGTTTTACTTCTTCAGTTACATGAACATTCTTATTAGACATCGCAAGGAGCCTCCTGCTCTTCTGCAGGTAAAAGTTTCTTAAGATCTCTTTCTACCTCTAAGCGATACTTAGATAGTTCATCTATTCTATTATCAATAACCTTTAATTGGTTCTCTTTCAGTTCTTTTTCTTTAGCTCTTAGTCTCTCTTCAGAGACAACAATCACCCTAGTAGGTGCAAAGAAACTATCAAAAAATGAGTAATGTTCGTACATTAGCAGAAAAAATAAGTTGAATTAATCACCGTTTCTGGTTGTAGGTCACCAACAATCGGAGGTTCTGTCTGTGCACCAATCAAGGATGCAAAGTCATTTAGGTAATCATGCTCCGCAAATAGGTGCATGTATGTTTCTCTTATTATAGCAGATAATTCATCCATATCAGTAGCTCTTGTTAACACACTGTCATGAATTAAAGCTATTGGTTTATTAAAACGAGTAGCACTGAGATGCAAGAGACTGGCATCTAGACTGTGAATTAAGTTAGGAGCAGTTGCAGCTTTATGTCTAGCTGTATCTACTTCATTCGTACCTTGAACGGCTGCTGTTAATCTACAACGACCTAACAATTGAAGCTCAAACCTTTCAGTATGGCTCTTCATTATAGATTGTTTAACAACAAACCCTGAAGGTGTAACCCATTCTAATACTGTATTAATAGGCGCATAACGTTTCTTATCTGGATCTTCATTAGTAGGACATTTAATCCAAGCATGTTCACCACGCTTAATAGCTTGACCTACTTCATCTTCTATCCATCGCATTACAGACATCGGACCAGGTACTACTTTATGCATAGCATCCCTTACCGCTTGTACAGTAATAGTTAAATCATCCTTATTAATCTCTACACCTTTCTCTTCTAACGCATCTCTAATATAAGAACGGTTAGAGAAAGGTTTAGCGTTGTATGGGATAGTCATGACGGTCCTTTTGACACACTTCCTATCCCACACTTTATGTAGACTCTTAGGTATTTGTGGTAGTGCTGTTTCAGCCACAACCTTATAAGCATCCTGTGGTCTATCTGAAGGTAATACATTTACCAACTGGGCAGTACTCTTGTCTCGTGCGAGACCAGCGAGAATCTGTAGACCCGAACAGGTAGCATCTGTAGCAACACATAAGGCAGTCGTGTTTCTGGTACGTTTAGTTACCACAGCATGGTACTCCTCACAACTGGCCAAGAATTGCCAAGGCTCATCCGCTGCTTCCCAGTCACCTATATTCCCTATTGGGCATTCAGCTACTCTGGTAATCAACGGTATATTAGAATCAACCCAAGCAAGACGCTCTTGCATAGTGGACTTATCCAACCCGTACGTTGTTGCCACTTGAAATGCTAACCACTTTTTTGCTGGTTCTGTGATGTAAGCTTCGTCAGCGAAGTTAATAAGCGATTTTCCAAAGTCTGTATCTTGGACTGTAAGAAATGCAGGAATCGGGTAAGCCCTTCCCCTGTAATCAAAAGACCAAGGATTATAAAACCTTTCACGATCTTTAAACTTAGCTACTGCTTCCATTGTCATACGTGTGCGGCAGGATCTCTTGAACTCTGCTGCTCTCTTATTCATTACTTCTGCTGCCGCTCTCCGATACGCTTTACGTGAATCTTTATTCGTTTCTATATCTGGCGGCTTAGGTGGTAAGTCGTATTGAATAATCGGAAGAAACTTACCTACACTAATTCCTTTATCTTGCAAAGTCTCTGCGACATCTACGATAAAAGGATTTAACTTATAGGCTACTTTCTGAATCTTATTCAAGAAAGCAAGTGGTATTTCCCCCTGTATAGGAGGGTGATCAACCCGTCGTATCAATTGATGTCCATGCATTACTTCATTCAACATGTACCCACCTGCATTCTCATTACTCCAATCCTTTGGAGGAACTACCATTGCCCACTGTAAAGGAGAGAATAATTCAGCATTTGCCATTACCTCATCTTTAATATCTAAAAACTCTGGTGTAGGTGCAATATAATACGTTGTCTTTCTACCTTCCTTTAACTTTTGTTTGTAAAACCACTGACTCGACTCCATTATGCAATCTAACAACCAACCTCCTAACTTCACTCTAATGCTAGAACTCCAAGGTGTCCATTGTTTCACCTCATATCTATTCATAAGAGTACGTATAACTACTAGTTTCTGGTGTGTACCACACGCCTTATGCCAGTAATTCTCTTTGAGTTTAACTAATAGACCAGGAGCGTGTGTCTCATAATGTCTCATTTGACACTCGTCTTCTATTGCATGACCTATTGCTTCACATACCTTCGTTGCTTGGTTACATTTCTCCTTATATCCAAACACCTTATCGAAAGTGATCTTACATGCAATCGCTGCTGCTGACTGTGAATCAATGTTAGTTAAGTAGATATGTATGTCTTTAAATGCGACACCATATTTACCTTTATGAATCTTGAGTTTAGTCCTATCAATTCGATCTACCAATCTAGGTAATAGTGTCTCAATACTAGACACACCATATATAGTGGCGGATGCATAGGATTGATTCTCAAGTTTAATAGTTTGGTCTTGCAACCTCTTTAAACCTTGACTAATAGCCTCTCTTTCAAGTTGTATTTGCTCTTCAATTTGAGCTATAGAGGGTTTCGTATTCATCAGCAATTTGTTCAGTTAATAAACGTTTGCATTCTATATAGTTAGGATGGTCTTTCTTATTCTCAAATCTCTTTTCTATAAGTTCCATTGCTTGTTTATGATAAGCATGGATATCACTTATAGTCCTCTCTGTTAACTTCCTCTTCGTAGTCTTCATAAGGTTCATTCACCTCCTTTGGATATAAATGGTGGATAGAATCATGACTAGCTAATACGAATTCACTAGTACACTCATCCATAATTTTACATACTTTCTTCTT